CCTGCAGCTCGCCAACGACGCCATCGGAGAGGGGAAGGACCCGAGCCAGTACGTCTACGCCTGGAAGCAGGCGGAGGCAGCGTATCCGGAGCATCGGTACAACGCGGAGAAGGCGGATCCCAAGGCCAAGGCCTCCGTTTTGGCGGAGGTCCTCGACGAGGTCGTGTCCTACCTCCAGGAGGCCGACGCGAACCTCCTCACCAGCTTCCAGCCTCACATCCGACCCATCGCCGAGCGCATGGAGGCGAAGTGGGCGGCCTGACACGGACCCAGCTCTGGAAGCGTGTCGCCGACGCGGAGCGCCGCGCGCTCACAGCGGGCGCCCGCTTTCCAGAGGACACCCCCGCGAAGCGCCTCAAGCGCCAGGCCGAGGCCGTCGTCTTCCCGGAGCGCTTCAACGCGCTCTACCTGCCCCACTACTTCCGGTCGGCCCCCGCGGCCTTCCACCTTGAGCTCTACGCGGCCCTCGAGGGCGGCTCCCGCATCGTCGTCCGCGCCCCCCGCGGCCACGCGAAGAGCACCGTCGTCACGTTCGCCTACACCCTTCACCAGGTCGCCTGCGCGACGGTGCTCAAGGCCTGGGGGGACGGGTCGCTGGCGCGCTCTGCGCCCGAGCTACACGCCGAGATCTCCCGCCTCATGGATGAGGAGGAGGAGCGCCGCCGCCAGGTCCTCTACCAGGAGCTGCTCACTGGAGGACTCTCCGACAGCGAGGCCCGTGGCACCGCCTGGGGTCCGGAGGAGGACCTCCGCCCGCGTCTGCACTGGGACCCCTACGTCCAGGTCATCGCCTCGACGATTGACCAGGCGCAGGAGTTCGTGGAGGGCATCGCCCTGGAGCTCCAGGAGAACGACCTCCTCCGGTCCGACTGGGGCGAGCTCTGGCGCAAGGAGGAGCGGAGCCTCTACGACTTCATCGGCGCCACGGGCACCCGAGTCCGCGCGTTCGGGATGGAGGGCGACATCCGAGGCGGCAGGCACCGCGCCTGGCGGCCCACGCTCGCCATCCTGGACGACCCCGACAGCGAGCGCACCATCGCGAGTCGCAAGGTCAGGGACCGTCAGGAGCGCAAGCTCACTGCGGCGGTGACCTACGGCCTGGAGCCTGGCAAGGCCCGTGTGTTCGTCATCGGGACGCCGCTGCACTCCGACTGCCTGGTCTGCCGCTTGACGGACGCTCGCCGCTTCCCCCGATGGCTGAAGCTCCGGTTCAAGGCCATCAAGGACGACGGGACGCCGCTGTGGCCCGAGCGCTGGTCGCTGGAGGCGCTCCAGGCCGAGGAAGCGGAGGACGCGGAGTCCTTCGGCTCCGAGATGATGGACCGGCCGCCCACTGAGGGCAGCAAGCCCTTCCCCGCGCTCCTCTACTACTCCCGCGACGTCTATCGAGCGGAGGACGCCCCCCGCATTCTGGCGTTCGACCCGTCGCTCGGGAAGACCGACAAGAGCGACTACCAGGCCCTGGTCGTGCTGCGCGGCCCCATGAAGGACGGCAAGATCCTCGTCCATCGCGCCGAGCTGCTCCGCATCGCGAACCCCGCCGAGCTCGTCGGCCGAGTACTCCAGGTCACGGAGGAGGAGCGCCCCACCCTTAAGACCGTGGAGGCCATCGGCTTTCAGTCCCTCCTGGAGTTCATGCTGACGGACGAGGCCGGGAAGGCCGGTCTCCTGGACGCCGGATGGATCACCATCGAGCATCAGGCGCAGTCCAAGGATCTCCGGATCCGCGGCCTCGCCGAGCCCGTGCGGCGTGGCGAGCTGCTCTTTCCAGACGACCGGAGCTGCCGCCAGCTCGAAGACCAGTTCCTCGACTACCCCGACGGCAAGCGGGATGGCGTCGACGCCTGCGAGATGGCGTGGAGGCTGGTCCACCAGGACGCAGACTGGGGTTGCACCACCAGCGGGAGCTGCGGATGAGCGTCTGGACGGCCCTCGCCAGCTACCTCGGCATCAACACCGCCGAGCCGCAGGCCATCGACCTCGGCGCCGACTTCGAGACGGGCGTCGCAACGGAGCCGGCCTACGACCCGAACAACGCCATGGGCGCCGCCCTGGTTTTTCCGGAGGTCTACGCCGCTGTGATGCGCCGGGCCGCCTCCCTCGCAGCCCTGCCGATCGTCGTGTATCGCGAAGCCAAGGGACGGCGAGAGCGCGTCGATGAGCACTGGCTCTACGACCTGCTCGCCCGGCCCAACTCCTACACATCCGGCTACATCCTCCGTTCGGACCTCGAGGTCGACCTGGTCCTGAACGGTAACGCCTACACCGCGGGCCTGGGCCCCGGCGCCGAGCGGTTCCAGCCGCTCTCCCTGGTCCGGTGGCAGCCCCAGCGCACGAAGGTCATCTCGAGCCGGAGAGGTCCGACCGGATACAGCTACGACCTCGGCGACGGTGTCCAGAACCTCCCCGCCCACCGTGTCTTTCATGCGCGCCTCCCCTCCATTCGCGACGGCGCCGACGGGCTCTTCTACGGCGTCGGGATGGTAGAGCCCCTCACGCCCGTGCTGGAGGCGGAATATCACGCCTTCAAGCGAGCGAAGGAAGCCATGAAGCGTGGCCGCCCGGACGTGGTGCTCTTCCCGAAGAACGGCCGGTCCTGGACGAAGGAACAGCGCACCGCGGTGGGCTCCAGCTACAACGCGATGACGCGCGAGGGCGGCGGCGCCATTGCCCTGTCCGAAGAACTGGACCTCAGGCAGCTCTCATGGTCCATGCGTGACCTGGAGGGCCAGTCGCTCCTCACCTTCGTGCGGGAATGCATCCTGGCCGGAGCTCGGGTGCCGCCCGTCGCCATGGGCCTGGAGACGGCGAACTTCGCGACCGCCAGGGAGCAGGACCGGAAATACTGGGAGTCCATCCAGGACGACGCCAGGCTCTTCGACCTCTGCCTCTGGACCGAAGTACTCCACCGCGCTGGAGAGACGGACCTGGTGGCCGAGACGGACTTTTCGGGTGTAGCCGCGCTCCAGGCCTGGCGCACTGAAGCCGTCGATCAGGCCAGCAAGCTCTGGCTCATGGGCATCGACCGGGATGTGGCGCTGGAGGCTGTGGGCTTGAGCGACGTGGTCGCGGCCCAGGCGAGCGCCCCGAAGCGCCCGGCCCCTGCCGTGACGACTGCGACGGCCGACCCGGCCGCGGCAGGTCGCGGCCTGGTTTCCTGCTGGTTCCGGGGCTACCGTGCTCCTGGGACGACGGAAGAGGACCGCCTCGCGACCTGGTCCGAGTGGCTCCAGCGCGTCCACGGCCCGGCCGAGCGAGACCTTCAACTCGCCATGGCCCGGGCGCTCCGGTCGCAGGCCGAGCGGGTCGCCCAGAAGCTCGAAGAGGCCCTGCAGAAGCGCGGCGCCCGCGCCGAGGGGCCCGCCGTCTTCGACCTGGCTCAGATGATGGTGGACATCTGGGACGAGCTCGCCGAACGGGCCGAGATCCAGGGCATCGCCGACCCTGCCATCCGGGACGCGGCCAGGTCCGCCTACGGCGACGCCGTCCGCCGCATGGGCCTCGGAGAGGCGGTCATCGAGTGGAAGAGCGCCGACGCGGAGGACCTGGCGTCGCAGCAGTTCGCGCGCTCCCTCTCTGACGTCGACGCCACCACCCGCGCCGCCGTCCAGGGGATTCTGGCGCATGGCCTCGACGACGGCGCCACGGTGAGCGAGCTCCAGGCGGCGATTCAGCAGGCGTCGGCCTTCGCCCCCGCAAGGGCGCTGACCGTGGCCCGCACGGAGACGACCCGGACAGCCGCTACGGGCGCGGTCGGTGCCTACCGCCACGCCGCGGCCGCCGGCGTCGGCGTCGGCGTCCAGAAGCAGTGGATGGCCGAGCGCGACGGCGCCACGCGCCCGGAGCACCTGGCTCTGGACGGGCAGACCGTTGGCATCGACGAGCTCTTCACTGTCCCCGCCGGCAACACCGCGAACGGCCCCGTCAACGACATCTTCGTGGGCCAGCAGGCGTCCGGCCCTGGCGGCTTCATGTCCGCGGCGCTCGTCGCCAACTGCCGCTGTGCCCTTCTTCCCGTCCTTTCGGAGGCCACATGAGCGCGCCGACCCCTTCTTGCTGCCGCATGGCGGTCATCATCATGCCGTGCCGCGCGCTACCCGCCGGCTTCACCCGCCAGCGCGAGGACACCACCGTCGTCATCGCCTCCGAGCCCAGGGTCGCCGACGACGGACTCCTCCTCGACGGACCCTGGGACCTCTCCCGCTACAACATGAACCCCGTGGTCCTGTGGCAGCACAACTGGGGCGACTTCGACCGGCCCGCCATCGGGCGCGGCCTCCAGATCGTGGAGACGGAGCCGGGCATCCTGGTGGCAGAGATCGAGTGGGATCGCGGTGACGAGCTCGGCGCCGAGATCGCGCGGAAGTTCGATACGGGCTTCCTGCGGGCGGTCTCCATCCGCTGGACGTCGGAGACCGTGGTGCATGGCTCCAGGCTCGATCCGAAGGACCCCCTCTACGCCACGGACGGCTTCGTCTGCCGGGGCAACAAGCTCATCGAGATCTCGGCCGTGAACATCGGTGTCCTGGATACCGCGGTGACGGCCCGGAGCGAGCCCGAGCTCCTCCGCGACCTCGACACCTTCCTCCGGGCCAGGCC